AAGGACAACGGCCACGTGGGCACCGGCGCACAGGTTCAGAGACCAATCAGCGCAGGATCAAGGGGTCTGCAGCGGGCACAGGGCTTCATGGATGACCCAGTGCACCTAATGGGCGAAGACAGCAAAAAAATTACCAAATCCGCAGCAATTAACACCATAGCAGAGAACATCACATACTGCAAGGAGTCCGGCAAGTTGATCTTACCAGAAGCGATAAAGGGCAAGGCGCGGCAGTGGTTCGAGTCTCGCTGGGCCAATCTCACAAAAAAGTAATTGATTTAATATCTCCCGCATAGTATAATACAAGCAATAATAAACGAAGGAGATAAGATGTCTGGAAGAAATTTCAACGAAGCGGAAAAAACCAAACTGATACAACTGATCAAGGAAGGCTCCCAGGTCATGGGCGAGATCGACGATCTCAAGAGCGGCCTGAAGGACACTGTCAAAGCACTGTCGGAGGAACTTGAGCTCAAGCCGGCGCTGATCAACAAGGCCATAGCAATAGCACACAGGGACAACTACAAGGCGGTGGCTGACGACATGGACATGCTGGACAGCATACTGGCGGCGGCGGGCAAGATCTAGTGTATGGCGTCGTAAAAGAATTCTGGATACACAGCTATCGCACAGATAGGACGGCATTCTATTACGAACTGATATCACTGGTGTTCACGGTGGCGGGATCAATAATGTTGACGTTCACCAGCCCCCATCCACAGATGCATCTGGTGTTCCCATTCTATCTCGTTGGATCGGTCACCATGGCCTATTCTGCCTACCGCAGGCGGAACCTATGGATAACTACGCTTGCCGGATGGTTCACCATGATGAACTGCATCGGCAACTACCTGGTTTTTTTTAAATGAGCTACATAGACGCATACTATCGCAGGGACGACGACAAGGTGTTGGTTGTTGAGCGTGACGCCACGGGCAAGAGAAAATTTATAGAATACGACGCCAGGTATCTTTTCTATTATCCAGACTCCAAAGGCAAGCACAGGAGCATACACGGAGAGACCCTGCAGAAGGTCACCTGCGGCTCATTCAAGGAATTCATAAAGGAACAGAAGATCAGGAGCAACAAGAAACTTTACGAGCAGGACATCAATCCCGTGTTCCGTTGCCTGGAGGAGAACTATCTTGGCAAGGAGGCACCCAAACTCAACATAGTATTCTTTGACATCGAAGTGGACTTTGATCCACAGCGAGGATACTCCACCACCGACGATCCTTTCATGCCCATCACTGCGATCACCTGTTATCTAAACTGGACGGACCAACTGGTCACATTCGCCGTTCCGCCCAAGGGACTCAGCATGTCGGATGCCAAGCTGCAGGTGGAGAGATTCAGCAACGTGATGCTGTTCGAGAAAGAGAAAGACATGCTGGACGCTTTCCTGACCTTGGTTGACGAGGGAGATGTCCTAAGTGGTTGGAACTCCGAGGGCTATGACATACCTTACACAGTGGGCAGGATACAAAAGGTGTTGAGCTCCGATGACACTCGTAGATTGTGCTTCTGGGGAGAGAAGCCCAAGAAGAGGACGTATGAGAAATATGGCAGGGAGCAGATCAGTTATGACCTGATCGGCAGGGTGCATCTGGACCTGTTGGAGTTATACAGGAAATACACCTATGAGGAGAGGCATTCATATAGGTTAGACGCAATTGGTGAATGGGAACTGGATGAGAAGAAGACTGTGTATGAAGGATCACTGGATCAATTGTACAACAATGACTTCGGAATGTTCATAGAATACAACAGACAAGACTGCGACCTGTTGGCAAAATTAGAAAAGAAATTAAAATTTATTGAATTAGCGAATGAGATCGCACATCAGAACACTGTGTTGCTCCAGACCACAATGGGAGCAGTGGCAGTGACAGAACAGGCCATCATCAATGAGGCACATCGCAGAGGCATGATAGTGCCAGGCAGAGTGAAGAGAGATGACAATGCGCCTGTGGAATCAGCAGCAGGAGCGTATGTGGCCTATCCCAAAAAAGGCATACATGACTGGATCGGATCTGTGGACATAAATTCGCTATATCCATCCGTGATCAGGGCCTTGAACATGGGGCCAGAGACCATAGTTGGACAGGTACGTCCTGTAATAACATCAGCTGAGATAAACAGGGCCAAGCACCAGGGCAAGTCATTCGCCACGGCATGGGAAGGGCAGTTTGGTTGCTGGGAGTACCAGGCAGTGATCAAACAGGACAAGGGCACGGAACTGATCATTGATTGGGAAGATGGCACAAGTGTCAGGATGAGCGCAGCACAACTGCATGACCTTGTGTTCGACGGCAACAGGCAATGGATGATCTCTGCCAACGGAACAATATTCACTTATGAGTTCGAGGGCGTGATACCAGGATTGTTGAAGAGATGGTACGCAGAGAGGAAAGAGATGCAGACCAAGATGGCCGAGTGCGGAGAAAATGAGATCGAAAAAGAGTTCTGGGACAAGAGGCAGCTTGTGAAAAAAATTAATTTAAATTCACTTTATGGCGCCATATTGAATCCAGGATGTCGTTTCTTTGACATGCGCATAGGACAATCAGTCACTTTGACGGGCAGATGCATCACGCAGCACATGGCGGCCAAGACCAATGAGATCATAGCTGGCAAATATGATCACGTGGGCGACAGCGTGATATACGGTGACACAGACTCCGTCTACTTTTCCGCCTATAACACTTTGAAAAAAGATATACTCAGCGGACAGATACCATGGGGCAAGGAGAACACGATCGCACTGTATGATCGCATAGCGGAAGAAGTAAATGGCACGTTCACTGCCTTCATGACCAAGTCATTCCACTGCCCCAAGACCAGAGGTGATGTGATCAGGGCAGGCAGAGAGCTGGTGGCAAGCAAGGGACTGTTCATCACAAAGAAGAGGTACGCATTATTATATTTCGACAAAGAGAACGAGCGTGTGGACACGGCGGGCAAGGAAGGCAAGGTCAAAGCAATGGGATTAGATCTAAAACGTTCTGACACTCCGGTGTTCGTGCAGGACTTCCTCAGCGAGATATTGTATCTGGTGCTGGTGGGCAAGACCGAGACAGAGGTATTGGACAAGATCAAACAGTTCCGAGCGGAATTCAAATCAAGGCCAGGTTGGGAGAAGGGTTCACCCAAGCGTGCCAACAACGTCACACAATACCATGAAGAAGAGAAGAAAAAAGGCAAGGCCAACATGCCGGGACATGTGAGGGCCTCGATCAATTGGAATCGTTGCAGAGAGCTGTACGGAGACAAGTACAGCATGCCGATCCTGGATGGTGCCAAAGTCATAGTGTGCAAATTAAGGAACAATCCCCTGGGCTACACTTCCATAGCATATCCCGTGGACGAACAGAGGTTGCCAGAATGGTTCAAGGAGTTGCCTTTTGACAGCGATGGCATGGAGGAGAGCGTGCTGGATGGCAAGATAGAGAACCTTATCGGTGTGCTGGAGTGGGACGTGAGATCCACGGAGACCGGCAACACTTTCAACAAACTATTTGAGATGGCCTAATGCTGAGCATCGAAGAGATAAAATTAACCATAGAGAAACTGGAAAAGATCAAGGGACACGACTTCCAGAAGATGATCGACGACAATCTAAAGATACTCAGGAGCCTGGCCATGGCAGTGGACATGAACAACGGGGATCAGATCAACAGATTGGACAAGACCAAGGACTGGTACGCCGCTGACCTGGAGTGGAGGCATGCCAGGCACGACCTTTTGCACGACCAGATGTTGTTTGACAGCATTGTGCGAAAGATCAATGATTTTGGCAAGGCCGGGGAGTCCGCACATCTTTGCAACAGCTTGGAGATAGGACCCGGCTATGGAAAATTCAGCAAGTGTTTCCTGGCCTGGAGGTTGAACTATTTCGTTGATGTTGTTCCACACACCCAGACCAAGGTCAAGAAACTGTTCCTGCCACCACATCTGCAATTTGTAAAATTCCATATGACCAACTGGACCGCGTGCCCCGACATACCCAACAACTCGGTAAACTTTGTGTTCAGTTGGGACACATTTCCCTTCTTCACGCAGCAGCACATAAAATTATATCTCAAGGACATACACAGAGTCACTCTGCCCGGGGGCTATGTGTTCCTGCACTATGCCAACTGCGAATATGATCATGACCTCAACGAGGCCAAGCGTGGTTATTGGAACTACAACACCAAATCCGCCATGGGCCAACTGATAAAAGAATGCGGATACACCGTCATCGAGATGTCTCAGTTCAAAACTGGCGCCAATTATGCCATATTCCAGAAACCCGGCAAGGACAATCCTGTGCTGTACAAGGTAATGGAAATTCCAGCTAAAAAATAATTTAGACTTGATTTCTATCTAAATATCCTATACAATTTAATTTTAAACTTTAAAGAACAGGCAAACACATGATAGACGTATTGAGAGACATAGTCAAGCACACATACGGTCTGGGCTTCCTGGAGCTGGTCAAGATCACTGGCACCGATGCTGAGACTGCGATCGATTCCATGGCAGAAGACAGATCGGTGATACTGCAAGGCACATTCAAACAGGCACAAACAGGATTGACCGGAACATTTGGAATGCCACAATTGAATAAATTAGATATTCATTTAAAATGTCCAGAGTACAAGGACAAGGCACACATCACCGTGATCAAGGGCACGAGGAATGGCGCAGAGGTACCTGTGGGCATACACTTCCAGAACGAGAAAGGTGATTTCAAGAACGACTATCGTTTCATGAACGCTGAGATAATCAACGAGAAATTGAAGACTATCAAGTTCAAGGGTGTCAAATGGGACGTGGAGATCGAGCCAACAGTGGCGGGCGTGCAAAGATTCAACTTCCAATCGGTGGCTAACACAGAGCACAACACATTCGTCGTGAGGACAGAGGATGGAAATTTAATATTCACATTTGGTGATCAAGCATCACATGGTGGAGAGTTTACTTTTGCCACAGGTGTTAAAGGCACTCTTAATAAAGGTTGGAGTTGGCCAGTAGCGCAGGTTCTACAGATATTAAAACTGTCTGATTCTGCCAAAGTCACTCTGCATTTCTCCAATGAAGGTGCAATGCAAGTCACAGTGGATTCAGGAGTGGGTGTATATCGTTACATCATACCAGCACAGGCACAATAATGTCAACTATCGGG